TAATTCTTGCCCCTGTTTCTCGTTGATTGCTTTGAGCGCGTTCAATTCCTTCGTCCGTTCTTCGTTGATAATCTTCAATTCTGTTAATGCTGTGCCCTGCGTCGCGGTTAAGCTGTTGGCTTGCTGCAATGCTTTCTCGGAGTTGTTGATTGAGCTTTCTGCTTTCATCAAGCGCCCTTTGAGTTCGTTCCAACTGCTCACGGGTACGCTGATAGTCGGCTCTTGTGTCGAGGTACCCTCCGATGAGGCTGCATGCGAAATAGATGGAAATAATGCTAAGCACACCACAAATAACACGCTTAAGAGTAAACGCAGATATAACTTTGTTCTTAATAGTTTCATACATGGTAACTCCTTCCTAAATTGTACTACCCCACTGAGCACCCCACCATCGAGCGGTGCCACGTAACCAGTCACCGCCACTCCATCGTTCGTCGCCCTCATGGCACACCAAGAGGTCCCATCGGTCAACGTTGGAGTCTGGGCCGTACGTATTATTTGGATAGCCCGTCGGATCTAAATAATAGAGGTCCAAGCCGTCCCGATTATCTGCTGCTTCGGCGTGCGTCATCTGATGTTGTAGGTCAAGTGGCACACCTGCATTAATAGTAAGCACCGCCATAATTTGTGTCATAGTGGCCAACTGTTCTTTTGTTGGTGGTTCACTACCTAGGTTATTTTCACTGACTGCATCCCAACACGCTTCAATGGCAATGCCTACAGCGTTACTATTGCGCATATAGGTGTGTTCCTTATAATCGGTTAAGGCCTCTATATCGGTCCACATTGTACCTGCTCGGTCGATGTTGATATGGTAATCTGTGAAGTGCTTACCACCTTTTACCCCTGTCCAATGATAGTACGCCTTTTCAATTTGGCCATAGGCATCTAGCGCTAGGTCTTTTAACTCGTCCATTGTAATTTGTCTAAACATTTATTTCCCCCTCTCGTCATGGTTAATATCATCCTCTAATTGTTGTATGCCAGGTCTGTTCATAGGCAATGTATTTGGTTCCTCAAGCTTATCTGGAATCCCGTTATGGTTCTTATCG